GTGATAGTGAGCCTGTTACAAATTGTGAATCATCCCATCTTACTTCTAACGTTGGAACATAAATTGTGTTTGTTTCGCTTGAGAAGAATTTAGATGAACCGTATCTGATAACATCACCCTCATCTGCTGCGTTTCGTTTTACAATAAACCCATCATTTGGTCGTGTACCACTTAACCAATCATCAACATATGAAGTAACGTTTGCGTTTAAGTCAGTTGTGTATTTGTTAAATAATTGTGATACATTAGTTCCTGCTAATGATGATGAGTACCAAGTCGCACCACCCTCATTTTTATAATAACCCGCAACTGATGTAAGTGATGGTGGGAGTGAGCCCGAATATGTTATTTTGAAATTATCAATTGAACCGGTTGCCCCTGTTGAACCACTATCGAAAAATGAATATGCGAATGTATAATCCCCCGATGTCACAGGTGTAAAAGTAACACTCTGTGTTGTCGGTGTTGCATATGATGATGAAAGTCCAGTTGCGCCAGACCTTAGTTTGATACCATAGGGATCGTATATTGTAAATCCAATTTCAGGATAATCCCCAGGATTTATATCTGTGGTTAATGTATATTCTAATGTAGATGATAAGTTTTTTACGTATGTTGCATCCCCACCACCTATTTTTTCTGAGAACATATATAATTTGGATTCCGATACTGCCATTGTTGGTGGTAGGAAATCGGTATTATTAACTACGTTTCTTAGTTTGAATCTACCCTCATTCAAAGTGAATGTTTCCCATATAGTTAACAGTCCTAATTTTTCATATACATACACCTCATCAAATGATGCAGTTTTATTAGTATATACTGTATCGGTTGCTGAAAATAATGTGTATCTAAGATTGTGAACGCCGGCTGTAGTTACGTCTAATTCAAATGATTGTGTTGTCGGTGATGTTGTTGTAAAATCTTCATAATTTCCAAACATACCATCGGTTTTGATAACACCGTTTGGATCTTCAAGTCTAAATTGAACATCCGAAAATGTTCCGGGGTCTAATTGATATTGCAATCCATATGTTTTACCCGATTCTAATGCAACCGGAAATACTAATGTTGTTCCGGCATATGTAGATCCTGATATAATTAGTTTTTCGTTTTCAATGAATGCGAATGGTGTATTACCAGCAACATCATTAATTGATTCGGTTAAAAATGCCGAACCGGTTGAACTGTTATCGAATCCCTCATATAATACGATACCATCAGTTGGTACTGTTGGTAAAACTATATCATTAAATACAGGGGTTGTGGTAGTATCCCATTTAGTTGTACCACTACTATAAACCCAACTAACACCATCGGTTACTATTGGGTTGTATGAATATTGACCTACACCACCATCCCAGCTACCTGATATTGGATAAACATTTAAAGTGTATTCTGATTGAACTTCGTTTTCTTCAACTGATGTTAGGTTTAGGTAAAATTCAGTAGGTCCACTGCCTGATATAATCCCATCTGCGATTGATTGTGAAATTGAACTTATATCAAATTTTGAAAGTATTCGGCTACTACCGAGCCACACTTCATTGGTAAGTACATCAAATATTTTAGTTACCTCTAATATTTGATCACCACCCGTATTCTGTGTGGTTCTATCATTCTCCTCATAGATGGTTGCATCTTTTTGTCCGTATATTCTATATATCATATTTTATCTCCTTAGAATGATTGAGTAATAACCTGTCCTCTAATATCACTATTGGGGAATTTAATTTCAAAAATTGATGGATCTTTTGGTGGATATATAACCCCACCCTTAGATGCATTTTTAATACTATATTTATTAGGTGCGTAATTACCATTAAATTTGCAATGAATTTGTAAACCACCATTACCATCGTTATCAGGTCGAACTACACTCTGTACACCCTCTACTCCATCTAATAATACATAAATTTTAGATAGATATATCGGTTCACTTATTCTCCAATTATCAATATTAAAATAATCTTTTAATGTTGCTATACATTTTAGTAGAACTACATTTGAATTATGTTCAGGTAATGTTATTATTTCAAAATCAAGTCCGATATTAACAATATGTGCATCTTTGATATTAACTGCATCAGTTAACATTCTATAATACGATATGTAATTTAGAAGATTTGTTTTTGTTGCTTTGTTTAATGGAACACATTTTTTTAAATTATTATATCCCAATGTGTATAAATTCAATGCTAATGGGTTTGGTATCTCAGATGAGATAGTAGTTCCATCAACTTTTTTGTTTTCTATTTGGTAATCATGCCCTAAATATGCTTTTGCTACTGAACCAAACTGTGGTGGTAGTGCGTAGCATCTCATTACATAATCTTCTCTAGTAACCGTTCTATTTTGTGCTGCGAACCATGCCATTGCGTTGTTACGGATTTCATCCATTGATTCTTCACTTCTACCACCGATTGCTGCTTCTGGATTTGATACTGCTAATGAACCTTTTATAAATCTTAATAGAGTTGCATCTAAATTAATTTCATTTGCAACTGATGTGGTTGAACCAACTATGTTTACTAAATCTTTTGCTGCGACATTATCTATTATACCATTACCAACTAAATATGATACTATTAGTGATGTATTGGATGGTGCTACTCCATATGTTTTTGTGTATAGGAAGTTTGATGGGTCGATACCTTGATCGATATCACCAACGACATTATATAATGCCGAACCTACATTATCGGGATTTGGGATAATTTCCTCATCTGCGTTTGATGATATACCAGCTCCAAATTGAATAACTAAAGTTTGCTCATCTTCAAATCTAGTTATAAATCGTTTAGGAACTCTATTCAATGATAATAAAAATGGAGTATCACCATTATATTGGTTTAAATCCGATGAGTTATCTGCATTGTTTTCTATTTGTTCAAATACGGTATCTTGTGCTAAGAATGGTACACTTGTCCAAGTATCACCATCCGAATCCGTTATACCGGTTACTCTAATTATATTAGGGTCTACTATTTTTATCTTATCATAAATCTTAGGAGAACCAAATGTGTATTTTGCTCGTTTGGTTAATCCACTTGAAGCCTTTACCTTTTTCTTTAAAAGATAATATACAGGCGTATTTGTATTCTCATCTATCTGATATACCGAAACTTCCGTTGGGTCAAATGATGATGAAAATCCAAAGTTAACTTGAGTTACAGTATTGAATTGTACGTTTTTAAAATCAGTAGAACCGATTTTCATTCCTGCTGAAACTATCATTGCATATGTGTAATCCGGTCTAACATTATCACCAGTCCCAATTGATGGTACTAGTTGAAATACATCAATTGTTGTTGATGCTGGTGCTACATTCTTTGGCTTGTAACCATATGCTGCAGATAAGTTGAATAGGTTTTCTTTTTCTTCTGCAGTATGTAGTAATGATTCTCTTAATTGAGTATCAGTATAGAATGAAAGAACATCACCTACATACGATGCCATTTCTATAAACATCATACCTGGAGATGATTCATTGAAATCAGTATGTGTATTTGGGAAATAATTCTTAGAAAAATCTACTAATGTTTTTCTGAGCTCTCCAAAATCCTTTCCGATTAAGGATACATCCTTTTGTACTATACCTGTTTTATTTGCTTTTGCCATAATTTTTACCTGTTATTGGATTGAACCAACTCCTGCTGAATCTAAGAATAATATTATTTGTTGGTTTGCACCATCTTCTGTAACTTTAAATGTTAATGATATACTTACGTAATTTCTATCGGGCACAGACTCAACAATAATGTCTTTAATAACTATGTAGGGTAACCAATATTTTATATCATCTCTCAATGATGTTTGTAAAGAATCATCCATTCCTTCCTCAATTTGTTCAAACATTAATGAATATATGTCAGAACCGAACTCAGGTTGGAACGGTCGTTCACCTTTTCGAGTTAATAATAGATTTTTTAAATTAGAAATTGATTGTTCCTCAGTTGTATAACTCTGCTTAAACAATCCATGTAACTTTCCAAATGGTAATAAAATTCCAATGGCTACATCCTTTTTAAAATCTACTGGGTTATATTTGTATTCTTTACGTTGCTTAGCCATTAGTTATTTTCCCTTCTTAACTTTTATTGCTTTCATTAATGCTGAATAATCTTTTGTTAATGCTACCCCTACTGCTGCTACTTGTTCGTTATTAGTATCAACCGGCTTACCATCGATATCCGTTGTTGGCATCATATTCGATTGACCATTTCCGTATCCGATTGCATCTACCATCCCAGCTCTGTTAAATCCTTGCGCTTGGTCAGCACCGAATTTTCCATCCATATTTCTCCACTCACCATCGTTGGCTGTTTCGTTTAATATAGAATTCAACATAGGATTATTTGTGTATTCCTTAGTAGATGTCTTTGTTTTAACTCGGTCTGCGTTTAATACATGAGATACATCTAATGGATCTACCTCTTTGATTTTTCGTATTTGTTTAGGTTTACGAGCCTCTTTGATAATTGGCTTAGATGATTTTCTAACCTCTTTTAAAAGTGGTTTCATTTCTTCTCTTACTACCTTTCTTACTATCAATTCTAATAGTTGTGCTAATTCTTTTGGTTTCATTACTTTTTCTTTTATATAAATATTAAAAACTTTTGTTTTACACTAATCCTACCCAATTAAATGGTATTTCTAATTATTGGTATCTTATTATAAAGATATCTTTGTTAATTTTATGGGTTTTATATGGGTTAGTAATTGAAGTGACAGTGAATACCATGTGTATAGTTACCATCTTTCATTGTTAATTTCGCCCTTCTGTTTTTACCATTACGTAAATAAGAAATATGTAACCAAATACCGTGACCGTGTTCAAAAATTAGTTGATCAAATTCCATATTTGCAATTATCCATTCTGCGACTGGTATGGTTTCTAATGGTGATTTACCATGGAACTGTAGATCTACAGCCTCCCCTTTTTGATGTTGGGATATTTTCCCCTTCTTCAATGATGCCGTTGCTCTAAACCCAGAATTAATACTGAACTTTCCAAATTGTGCACGTAGTGGTTCTAATACATTTACAGCTACACCCTGAAGATTACAGACGATATCACCAGCACTCAATCCGAATTGTCCCTGAATTTTATGTGCAAAGTGTGCTTTTATGGTTACGGCACTAAGTTTATAATTTGGTGATATCTGTGCATTATAATCAAATGGAACATTACAATCAATTGCAATACCACCGCCGGGCCAGGGGGTAATATTACCGGCACTAGTGGCATTAGATGAATACGGTGGGTGTCTTGGGACTAACTTTTTTAATTGAGCCTTTACTCGTCGTATTTTCGGGCCTGGATCTCGACCATCACAATCTAGAAGTTCAGCTGTTCCAGTCATAAGAACTGCCTTTTTAGCACCCTCTACTGTGTTATTATCATCTGGTACTGATTCTATTAATTCCATAAGATCTACTGTTTTTTGGGGTACAGCTGCTCCAGCTGCTGGAGATGGTTGTCCAACACCTACCCAAGGAAACGGTGGGCCTGGTATTGGTCCGGTTGGGCTAGGAATTAACCCATTGTACAGCCCCTGTACAGTTAGTAGGTGATTTGCAAATGCCTCTATTAATTTACCACAAACAGTATCACCCAATGGGTCGTTAGATGGTGCGTGGTCGAATGCATTGAATAACCCCATATCTAATGGTGATGGTGTTCCTCCAGTCAATACTGTAACTCCTGATGTAGGTGATAGGTATCCCGGTGCTGGTGGCATCGGACTCCATTGAACTGATTGCCAAAACAAAACGGTTTCGGCTGCCCAAGTTGCAAACATTGCTGGTGTTGGTGAGTTCTCCGAATCCCGTATCTGATCGAATGCATTTAATATAGCATTCTCAATCCCAGTAGTTGGGGGTGTAGATACAATCATAGAACCCGGTATTAATGAAATTACGGCTTGTTTAATTGCGATACCGTATGCATCTGCAATAATACCTGCTGTATCAGAATGTTCTTTTTCTACTGCGTTATCCAACCAAGGTGCTACTGCTGATTGGAATATATTCCATTGTATTGCCATATTATCCTAAATGATGATTCTGTTTAATTAATTATGCTAAAAATATATCCTGCTCTTCTTTCCTACGAGTGGTAAGCCCTGGTAATACTTTACCACCAGCTTTATCCCACTTTATAAATTCCAATGCCGCACCAAAATGATCACCACTATTGAATTTCTTTAATAACGTAGATTTTTTGAAATTTCCAGAACCCAAATTATAAACAAATGAAACCATAGCATCAAATTCTCCTTGAGTAACATCGTTTTTAACATTCCGTTTAACCGATTTTGTATATGATTTTTCTAAATGTTCTAATAGATACTGTGTTGCTTTAGCCTTAGTTATTGTTTCATTATGACCTATCTTCCTACCCAATGCTGATGCGGTAGTACCGTACCCTATAGTCCACACACCGACCGCATCTTGGTATGCGATAGGCTCAAATCCCTCTTTTAGTTTTATAAAATCAACAGCAGCTGGACTTACTGTCATAGATGATACCGGGAAATGTGGTACTGCTGCATGTTCGGGATCTTCTATTGGCTCGTCCTCCTCATCTTCATCATCCTCATCTTCATCAGAATCATCATTAGATGGGGATTCACCACCAGCCCATAATGTTGCTGCTGCAGAAGAATCATCACCTGCATTTTCACCACCGGCCATATCTTGGAAATCAGATAACAGCTTGTCTACATCTGCCGTATTTGTAGCTGGTCCGGTTGGACCTACACCAGTCGCAAATGTTGCGGTACCTGATGTTAAATCTGCAACTTGTTGGAGTAACCCCTCCATAAGTGTGAACATCTTATCCATATCCATTGCCCATGCGGGAGTTGCAATCGCAACCGACTTAGCTCCACTTAAAATAACGTAATCGGATTTTGAATTAAGAATAATTCTATCTGAGTTTAATATAACTGAGGGTAGATCAAAATTGGATTGATCATCAGCTCCGTCTGGTAATGTGTTGGATGTACTTAGTTTAACTTTCTGAGATGAAGTTAACCATATAGAAGATAAATCAGATTGAACATCTTCTATAATAAATTTGTTGTAAGAACCACCAGCACCACGACCATTACTTAATATTGTTATTGGATCGTTTGCCATATCAGATTCCCACGATGGGTCGTGAGTTCCACCAGCCTCAATAGGGGTATGTCCAAATCGTAATGAGTGTCCGAATCGACCTTCAATCATTACATCACCTAATAACGGTTGTAATGAACCCACATCATCACGCTCTTCAAACCCATCACCTAAATTCGTTTCAGAATCGGATGCACCAGATGTATTTGGATTACCGGATTCCGTATCGGAATATGAATCTGATTTATCTTCGACAATTAGGGTTTTTGCATCAGGTAAAGCATTATTATGTATATTACTTTGAACTCCCGTTGGGTTCATATAGTAATGGCGGGTTTTTAATATCCCACCATACGTTTCAGCTGAATCGGTTGATACTATTAAAACCGATTCACCGATTATGGGGATTCGTTTTATATTAGTATCAAGTGGGTACGCTGCTAGCGCACTATTTACCGATCCATCAGTTGTTGCTGTAATTCTATATATTGTATCGGAATTATCATCTACTAAATTATAAGCGATTACCGATCCGTTTGTAAATTTTACTCTAGACATTAAGCTTCTCCATCTTCTTCTTTAATTGCCGATATCTTATCATCGATTGCTTTAGCGTTGTCCATTAATTGTTTTTTCTCATCTTCGGATAATCCTAAGCCGCCACCATCATCTGAGTTTGCATCTTTCATCATTCTCTGAACGATTGCTGCAAGTTTTACTATTTGTTCATCGTTTCTAATTGAAACTTCCATATACTCTTTTATTAATGGTACTACAACTGTTGCATCATTAATGTTTTTAACTAAGGGTTCAAGTTGAGCTATTAGTAATTTGAGCTGTCTATCTTTCTTTTTAGAATTGTGATAGACATCTGACATAATATCTGCAAATGTTTTACCTTTAAATAATTCAGTATCCTTATCCATTTTTCTCCTTTAACTTATATGTTACTGGTAAATATCCATGCTTACTGTACTCTATAAATAGTTGAGCGTATAATTTCTTTAACTTCCCAACAACTTTAGTTATATATTGTGTATGAACACCAGTCCGTTCCCTTATAAGTATGTACAATGCTTTCTTATTGAACGAATATAAGTCTGCACGTGTCCTAAATAATTCAGTTATTGCATCTGCGATTGCTCTATCTCTATCTTTAGAAAACATTTCAAACAAATTATGGTCCATATACTCAACGAAATAATCCATAAAGTCGGATTTAGTTTCTCTCATGTTAGCATCGAATACTTCATTCACAAGGTTTCTCGATGTATCAACAACAGTTAACTCATCTCTAGACTTCATTCTAGCGTAGTTTGCGTTGTTCTCATTAAATAAATAATTTCTAGCTACAACTGTGAAGTAAGAGAATGCTCTCCCATTATCACCATTGAACCTATCAATCTTTTCATTTAAGAATGCAACTACATTTGCCTTAACATCCTCATAGGGATCGTTAAAGTAATAAGTCTTATAAGTATGAATTACATTCTCTGATAATTTATCAAATGGGTAATGAATAAATCTATTATATATTTTATTCTTTAGACGTTCATCTTCACAATTATTATATGCGTTGATTGCTATCTCTGTTATTTGTGTAAAGTATCGTTTACTTTTTTTCTTCCGTGCCTTCGCCATCTAAGTTATATTCCGTATTTAATAAATCAATTGCTTCTTTTATCTGTTCAAATATGTACCCACTTTCATCATCAGCTTTAAACGCACCCAATCTATCGATTGATGTCATTCGTAGAAATGCATTACACATTGAAGTATATACTTGTTCTAATAAAACATCAGTTGCATCCAATTCAGATTCCATTATCTCATATTTCCGTAAGGAGTTCCATAATGCGTAACATAGTACTACAATTACAACTCCCATTATTATTATTACATATTCCATATTATGCTTCCTCCACTTCTCCGAAGATTGATTTGAAATCAACTTTCTCTTTCATTTGAATAGTTTGTAGTTTTGCTTTCTTAGCCGGTCTACCACCTACATTCTTTGCTTTCACAGTTCCATTTTTTAACTTTACCCACCGTTCGTTTTCAAATCGAGCTGCCATTAAATCGGCTTGGTGCATTACAAATGGTAATGATGATTTCAATACGTTATCAGAACTGTATGTTATAAAATAGGGTTTATTACCATCATCGTATAACCCATCAGTAAGTTTGATACCTAAGTATTCTACTTCTGAAATTGTTATACCGAAATGATTCAACATCCAAAACGTTCTATCATTAAGATTCATCCAATGCATTGTTGGATTTGTTTTATATACTTTACCTTGGTTCTCAACATGCCATTGGGAATCATTTGGGATATACCAACTCTCATCAGCGTTTCCAACTTTTCCTAAATCGTGGTGTAGTGCTGTAAAGATTACAGTTTCTTTATCGTAATCTCCCATCTCCATACCTGAATCTGAATATAATTCAAAAACTTTTACTGCATTAAGAGTAACTCTTAAAACGTGGTCAATGTATCCCCCTGCAAATGCATTGTGAAAATGTGCAGTTGATGATGCGGGTGTTAAAACAATCCTATCTTCAAGATGGTCGTACATCTTATTAAGGGATTCTAACCGTTCGCCTGTAAAGGTTTGGTTAATTAATTTTCTAAACTTCTCGTAGTTTCCTGCGATTTGAGTTTCATCTAATAAATGTGTCATATTTTTTATTTTTCATTGGGTTCTATCAATATTGATAGTAATTCACTTTCTCTGTAGAGGTTATATGTTTTCGTTCCATTTTTATGTTTGAATCCAGTACCATCTAATAGTACAGTATCACCCACACGCACACTCATTGGAATCTTCGTTCCGGAATGTGTATATAATCCTTTACCTACTGCTATAACAGTTCCTGTCATAGTTGTATCGTTTCCTTGTGGTTTGTATAATCCACCTGATGTTTTATCATCGTTTCTTTTAATAATCTCTACGACTACTCTATCCCCTAAGGGTCTGTAATTTGTTTCCATAACTTTATATAATTTTATCTATTAATCCTAATTTTAATGCTTCCTCTGCGTTAAGGAAGTAATCTACTATTTGGTTTTTAGCCCACCAGTCTTTATCTTTGTTTGTACATTCAGCCAAAATATTGTTACAATCTTCTTCTAACGATTCTGCGAATTTAGCATTTGATTTTAAATCAGATAACTTACCTGCTGCAAAAGATGATAACTGATGTACCATAATTTTAGAATGTTTAGATGCTGCTCTAAGGCCTGTTCCCGCTGCTAACAATAAAGCTGCTGCTGACATTGCTGAACCTCTACATACTATATTGGTTGTGATACCCTCATCTTTTAGAGTTCTAATGTAATCTATTAACCCAAGTGTTTCAACAACATCACCGCCTGGTGAATTTAGTAAGAACGTTATTGATGTAACCGATGGGTTAATCTTTCTTAGTAATCTAACTTTAGATATAATATCAAATGTTAATCCTTGCGTTATCTCATCTTGTACTAATATAAGGTTATCCTTAATATCAATTCCGTAATCCAATTCTCTAAACTCTTGAAACCATAAGTCTCTTACACTTTTAGTGGATGTATTGTAATTCACATCTAAATCGCCTACCGTTGTACTACGTCCATTATTGTATAAATCACTCATAAATTTTTCTGTTTTTTTAATTTGTTAATACAAATATACGAAATTTAATTCAATTTACCAAATTTATTATGAGTTATTTTCCAATATTTTCCTGATCGTTTAACGAATCACCCCTACGCCTATGATTAATAGGTTGTTGAACCTCACCATATAGTGTTTTTTTATCTATTACAGTTGGTTCAGTTTTAGTATTATCAATCAGTTCCTCTATGTCATCATCAGTCATATCATCTAACATACGATTCATAACCATATCTAGATCGTGAGCCTCATCAGTTTCATCTGTGTTTGGTTTTGTAATATCACTATCATCATTTCCTGAAATATATTTACTTATAGAGATTACCATTGCTACTGCTAACGGGTCGAATACAAATATAATTAATAATGTAAACCAATTCACAATTACATCCATTGATTTTCCAGTAATCTTTGAAAGATATCTTAATGGTCCGATTTCTGCTGCCAATTCATTATTAGTTTCCATATCTAATACTTGCAAATCTAATTTAGTAATAGAATCGGTTAATGATTCCATTTTAGTAGATACAATTAATCGTTGTTCTTTAGTTTCTTTAAGTTGAGCCTGTAATGCTCTTCTCGTTGATGAGGATGTTGTTGTTATAATTTCACCAGTCTCTTTATCCTTATACTGTATAGTATTATTAGATAATCCTTTTGATAAATCTGATATAGATTGGTTCAATTGAGCTTTTTCAAGTTTGTAATCATCCAATGATTCCTGATATCTATTCTTTTTTAACTCAACTACTGCAGTCTGCTTATCAATAATCGTTAATTGGTCTGCTGTAACTTGATATGCTGATGTTAGGAATCCATATATACCCGCTGATGTGATTAACATTAATACCATAACACCAATTGTTAGGTAACCTTTCAGTAATATTCCTAATTTATTCCAATTGTTGTGCAGATATGCTGCTACAATTAGTTTTGCTAACTCCAATGAGGATGCCATAATCATAACCTCAGTCTTAGCTCCAGCGAATAAGGAACTCAATCCCGATACGGAATAATATGCGGCAGATAATGAGAGGGTAATAGTCGAACAGACCATAATAAACCCGAATATTCTACGTTTTGTAATAAAGTTATCAACATTCTTCATATTTTTTATTGTTTTTTAGTTTTACTAATGTTATGGATTGTACTTATATATAAATCTATTATGTTAATAAGCAGTGTTGTTAAACAACAACGACAATCTTAATAATAAATATTAAAATAAAAAGAATTAAATAAACAAACAAGCTAATCACCCGGAATAAAGTCCACTCGAGTTTGAAACAGTTAGGTTTAATTTACATTCTAATACTTTATTCACATCATTACTATTCCTTTTTCATGTAAAAGCAATCAGATTAAAAATACTGATTGATACCTGTATTAATGTTTGTTAAGTTAGTACTAGATTATTATATATACATAGTAAAATATCAGCTCTAATGGATTATTATATAGTTGACATATAAGTTATTCACATTATAGTTATAATTCATCAGGCGTTATATTATTAACAGACATAAAAAATGGGAGATGAACTCCCATTAGATTAAGTGCTAGATGATTCGATAGATAAATCACTATCATCATCTTCGATTGGTTCAACATCGATTATCTCTTCACAAAAATAGTAGTAAGGTTCTTTTTTAAAAACCTTATCTGCTCTTAGATATGATTTGAATGTTTCTGTAATTGGGTTATCGCTGATTTTAATTTTACGTATAACAATATACAGAGTATCCGATATGTTCAAAACTTCTTTACAAAACATTATTTAACTGAGATAGATGTTACCTTAGTTAAACTTTTTAATACTGGTATAGTAACAGTTAAAACACCATTACTTACAGTAGCAGTTGCTTTATCAGCATCTACATCAGTATCAACTCTGTACTCTTTATTAAGAGTTCTAGTTTCAGTAACCCCATTAATAAATAATATATTCTCTACAGTAGTAATTGTAATATCCTTCTTTGAGAATCCAGGAACATCAAATTCCATAATTACATTACCATCTATTTCATTTGTACTGTAATGGAAATCTTTACCATCTTCAGTAGTAACCACATTAGGGCTTGGTGTATATTCTCTTTTTTCTGTGGGTTTCTTGTTGAATATCAAATCTAAGATTTCATCCACATTTCTTGCATTCGTATAATTGTTGTAAAACATAATTTTATTTTTTTTAGTTTAATAATTTAATAATTTAATAGTGTTCAAATAATGTACCATAGTAGTACATCGGTAATTTTGTCATATCGTTATGACAATTTGTCAGTTGTAACAAATAGGTGGTGCAGTTCCAATGATTTTATATATGAGTATAGCTAACCCATCTGTAGCTTCAATAGTTTCCTTTCTAAATAACATCATCCCATTTAATATCATATCATGTGCAACCTTTTCTAATACTTCTAATTTAGCACCTGATAAAGCTAATCGGCTATCTTCCTCATCAAATGTAACGGTTACTTCCTGTCGGACTTCCCCATCATTATCATCTAATTCAAAATTTAAATCCGGCGTATCATCTACCATTTCTCCTGCATAATGTTCATTGGTAAATCCACCTAATAACAAATCATATAAGTATAGTAACTTATCATTGTCAGGTAGGCTTTCGAAAAACCCGTATTCATTATCATCCCAATATTCTTCTTCTAATGTTGCCATAATAATATCCTTTGTTTATTATATAAATATCTACTTAATAACTTTCTCCTTATACAATACATTTAAATATTGTAATACTTCCTTAGACAGTGTGTATCGTTCTACCTTAACATGCTCAGTTAAAGTTGCCAGAAATTTTAAAATATGCTTATTGTCAATCAACGGTATTCCAAACCGTATTAAATTTAACCTACCAATCATATTGGATATATAATCATCTGAAGCCTCTCCATGTAAATGTGGGAAGTATTCACTTATCATATAATTTTCTAAAATTACAATCTGGTTTTCATACACAGATACCTTATACACCGTATCAACAAACTCCTGTAATGGAATTGTATCAGGGGTAATGTTAGCATCTGATCGGTAAACCAATTCACGTGCTACCTCTAAGTCAGTATCGGCTAATCCGAGTTGTCTAAATAAATCTATTGGTTTCATGTCTATATATAAATATTAGATGAGTAATTAATCACTCTACTTTTTACGTTTATTTCTATTTGAAACTCTGTTGAATTTCTTTTCAAAGTCCATTGCATCCATTCTTTTAGGATTCGTTCGTTCGATATTCTGATTGATACGAATAGTTTCAGCGAACCAAAACCACGCCATTGAAACTGAGAGTTGTGGTGGTATCATGTATTCGGTAGTAAGGGTATTACCCTCACCATCCGATACAAAAAACTTACCACTGCTGTTCACTCTCGTAGTTGCATTTGGAAATTTCTTTAGAATTTTATTTTTAATTCTTTTGAATTGTGTCTTATCCATCTGTATTCTTTTTTTGTTTTAGAAATGATTTAGTAAGTTGAATGTTAATATATGCATCAACACCTTCTTTGAAATTCACATACACATCGGTGTACACATTCCCATCTTCGGTTTGAACTATATAACGTTGACCTACTTTAACTACCGTCTGCTCAATAACAATGCCCACTTTAAGGGCATCGAATATTGAAATGATGACTGTTTCACCAATTGTGTATGTACCTGCCATTAATCTATAACTTTAATAATCTTAGTTTCATTAACATGCGTTACTTCAAATTCAAGACCATCGTTCTTAAACTCTTCATGCACTTTTGTTTCTGCATCTGATACCGAAACTGCGTTAACACAATACTGCTCTACCATTTTCTTTTCCTGACCTTTATCATTTGTCATTACTACTTTTACTTTTGCGATATAATACTTCATAATACTTTTTGTTTTTAATTGTTATATTTAATGTTAAATTTTGATTCTAATTCTTCTTCTGTAATAAGTTCATACGAACCATTACACTCACCAAGTTCCATATCCTCACAGATTGTATGAAAGTGTTGAGTCATTATTTCAGGACTACTACTTAATGATTGTTTGCCTGCCGGGATAACCATCATCCAAATTGGGATACCGTTTCCTTTAAAGGTTTTGAAATCTCTCGGGCCTATCTCATCTGGTCCTTTACCAAATCTCCCCCTAAGATGTTCATAATATTCATCATCCATTTCTTCCCACTCTTGTGCTTTTTGAAACTGCCCCTCTGATTCTAATTGGGCTTTCAATAGTGCATCTCTATCGGTTTCCGATAGTTCATTCCAATACTCATCCGGCATTAGGTTTTCTATTTTACTCATAATTATTAATTTTATTTTAGTGTTATAATAAAAAGTAACCACCATTTGATGGTTACTCATATCGATTATTTATTTTTAAAATGGATTATCAATACTAGTCTCTTCTACATTGAAAAGATTTTCTGATTCCGTAGTTCCAACAAACTTCTGAACAAACTGTCTGATGTATGTTCTCTCAGATTGTGCTCCACCAGCATCATCAAACAATGGAAATATAGTTATCTCCGCTGCATCTTCTAAAGTGAATCCATCATAAAGTAGAGAACCAATCTCAACTGCTGTACGAGTTGAAAGTGAATTCGTAAGTTGTGGTGTTTCTTTCTTAACTTCTGAACGAGTCATTGAAGTTATATCAGCCACATTAGTAAGTTGAGTTGTATCAACCGATGGGTACATCATTTGAAGTAATTGAGATTCTTCATCCTTAGTTAATGTATCCATTTCTATAATTTGAAATCTATCAATTATTGCTCTATCCAATTGTCTAGTAGCCGTATATTCGTTTCCGATGTTAGCCGATGCGATAAATGAAACTCCATCTGCAACCTTAACAACAGGCGAATCTGCCGCCTCATCTAATCTAAGGTAACGTTGTCCCTGGTCTAAAACACTCATCAGAATATTGTGAGCTTCAGGATGTGCTCTGGTAATCTCATCCAATACGATAACCGTATTTGGTGTTTGAATTGCCTGAACAAATGGCGATGGTGAAAATACAGTTCCTTTGGTAGTATCAAATTGTGTATTACCAATTAACGTTGCCCTGGGGTCTTGCGTTGAACCTAAATTAAATATTTCCATATGATAACCCTCAATCGAATTTGCTGCTGCCTTAGCCGCCATCGTTTTCCCACAACCAGCAGGTCCAGTCATCATTATATTTTTACCTCTAATAATGTTTCTAATTAAATATTTCCATTTTAATCCATTCATAAATAACATCTGTGGTTTTAATTCCCCAGCCTCATTGTGAATGAAATTCAGAACCTCATCTTCTACCGGTTTAGCCACCGGATTTATTACTGAATCAGATACCGTTGGTATTGATATCATTTGATACTGTTCCAACCCACCATTTGGTTTATTGAAATTTGAAACCGGCTCTGCTCCATTGAACTTCTCACCAGGTACTCTACCAAATTCAACTGAACCATTTGTAAGATTCCCGCTGATTCTAACTTTAAAACAATACTTTGATGGATTGTTAGATGCTGCTACTGCCCTCTTATAAAGTGAACTACCAACCTCATTCAATTGAGGTACTAAAAATTCAACTCCATTGGAATCAACCAATATTAATTGCTTATCTTCTTTTCTAATAACTTTTAGAAATACGCTTCTTTGTGCTTTACTCATATTTTTTATTTTTTAATTGTTAATGTTAAACTTAATGATAGTCCCTAACTCCGTAACCATCTTACTATATAAAGATACTACTAATTGCTGGTTTATTCTAATTTATTTAGTTGAAGTTATCAACATTCTGAATTAGTTATCAACAATCCTATTGGAACAATTTATTCAATGTTTTTGTTAATGGTATCAAATTCGATACGTCAACATTCTCAGCAGTCTTACCGTACATAGTTACAAATGTATCCATACTGTCATAACCATAACCACCGGATATGTAATATGAAAGAACCTTTACACCAGCCATCTGCATCTTCTTAACTTGCAATGCTGTATGTTTCGCTGCACCATAGCCAGAATAGTATATATCTTTATTACTAAATCCAGGGTAACCATCTGAAAAGTTTATGAAGTAAGTTTCAACTCCATTACTAGTCTTAGTAATATCATCTAATATTGCTTCAAAACATAATCCCTCAGGTGTAGTTCCACTTGGATTAAGATATTTAAAAAGTTGTTGTATTTTACTGAACTTATCTTTTCGAGAATCATAAGCGATTAACATCAATGGTTGAACATTGTTATGTGAATCCCCCTGAATTGCTCTGTATGAAATTACAATATCTAAACCACTTGTCATTGATGCTGCTTTAGCAATTGCAACAACTGCGATTTGTGAATGTTTCCATTTATCACCACCCATAGATGAACTAGCATCAATTGATATGTGAACAACCGCCGGGTTATGTTTGTTAATAATCGTTTGGTCAAATATGTTTGTGTTTCCCATACCTAACTCATGAAGTAATCTACCCGATATCTTTCCGGTTTTCATTCGAGGTGTAGTTAATGAACGCTCTTCTGAACGTAGTTTTAATTTACGACCCAACATTGTACCAATCTGAATACCTTTGTTTACAGATAGCTGATTATTATCAGTTCTCCAATGTGAATTTGATGTCATGCCGATTGTGTTTGATTCAACTAATGCTTTAGTAAAGTTTCTAACAACGATTACTGAAGTTTTATTAGTAGTATTCCAACTGTGGTCCGAATCATAATCCTTACCAGCCATCTTTTCTTCAATACCTGCTTTAGATAAAGTTTCTAATTTATCCTGGTCACTCTTACTAACTTTCTTTTTCTTTATATCACCACTTTGAAATTTCTTTTGTTTTTCAATAGCATTATCCAACATTTTCTTTTGTCGTTCTGTAAGATTTCCATTTCCACTAATTACTGCTTCATCTGCTATTTCAGTAGTTGCATCACCTCCGGCTCCATTTGGATTAAATGATGGTGTTCCCATTTGAACCTCATCTCCATCTGCATCTCCTTTAGTCTCATCAGTTTCAGTTGAATCCTGCTTTGATTCAGTATCACCGTTTCCTTTAGTAGTATCAGTACCGTTAGCCTCAGATGAATCACCTCCACCCGAACTTTCGTTTTCTTCATTATCTTCAGATTCTTCACCATCTCCATCTGAACTATCAGGCTCAGAACCATCATTCGTTTTTTTAGGTAGTGTAGTTTCAATCACTTTAAAAATCTCACAAGCTAAAGTCATAACCTGTCTGGTATTTTCTAATCTATTAATGTGATTAAGGTCAATCATATTCCAAATAGTTCTTAACATTGGAAGAGCATCTAAATCACGATTCTCATTAATCAGATTACAGATACGAAACATATATGAATCCCAATCATCAGTTCTATATTCAGATGAAAGTAAACCTTTATCTATTATTTTAGCGTTGAAATATTTATCATACATTGCGTGATAGTAACCTTTATAACCTGGAGAGGTAGAATAAATATAGTAATCGATTCTCCTGTCCTCAATAATATTGATTAAATCCTTTATGATTGGTCGAACGTATTCACGCACACCACCATAAGTTAATTGATGTTTATCTTCTAACTCACTAAGGTAATCATATGTTACAGGAGCCGGATAATTATCAGTATTGATATCAGATAGTGTAGTGAAATCAGTAAGTTTGATATGAGAACCCTCATGCAATGCCAACCCTACAGTTGAATCAAAATCTTTACCATCCATCTTAGCTGATATAGTAACAGTTTTACCATCAGTATAAGAATTTCCTCTCTCATCAAATTTTACTTTAATGTTATCATTAGTAACAATGTTTACAAAGTTACCAACTGCTCTCTTATAAGATGCTAATGCCATTAGGTTAGATGATTTACTGGTAACTTTATCCATTACATCAGCATCATCATTGAACAGGTCTTTACCAATCCAATAGCTTGAGTGTTTATTTGTTTCGTTCATATATTTTTTATTTTTTATTTTTAATTGATTATTCTTAATCTCTATCTCTTACTATATAAAGATAACACTAATTGCTGGATATATCTAATTTACATAGATAAAGTTATCAACAACTTATCAACAGTTAGAATAGTGATTTTATTAATTTCTTATAATCAATAGCCGTTAAACCTGCTATCGTTAATAGAAACATAATAAATGCGAATGCCATTTCATTTAAAACACCTGCAAAATGCATATATTTTAAGATTGAACCATTCAGAGTTTTGATAACTAATACTGAACTAGCCACCGATAATAATATTGCTTGATAATTTTTCATAATTTCTAAGTTTTTAACCTTTCCTTTATAAAGATAACACTAATTATTGGATTTACCTAATCCTAAATGTTAAAAAATGTTAAAAAATGAAATTAATTTTGAAGTTGTGTTGTATTGATATTAATTAAATAAATTAATAGAGCGAAATGGTGGAACTGCCCCACCTTCTTTATACTGGTTGTATAACGAGTTTCTCTTAACTCTTATTTCGCAAATAAAAAGAACAATATCCGGTATCACCATCGGGGAAACTAACAGTGCGATAAATCGACTTATATGCTTTAACCTTCCGAATTGCTTGAGCGGTTTTATCTCAATCTTTAATTGTTCGTTTAGAGCGGGAGGTTGGAACTGCCCCAACTTCTCCGAATTGGAATATCCGGTG